TTCTGTTGTCGTATTTGGTATTAGCCATACGAAGCTCCTAATAATATGCGCGCCTATCTCGGTATACTTCTTCTTCATCCTCGTCAGAATAAAGATTGATGAAGTTACCCTGTCTGAATCTTAGTATTGCCTGCGTCGTAGTGTCCACATAATCATCGTGCGGTGCAAACGGAAATGCAGCGCACTCCTCAATCACCTCATCCGCAAATACACGGTCAGGTGCCCACACCATCCCAGCCTCAAACACAGGGCTCGCCGCATGCACACGAGTCATCTTGTCATTGCCCCTGGAAGGTCGGTAATTCACCACAGGAATGCCCATCGCCCGTAACTCGTGCGTCAATGGCGTACCGCTGGCCTGGGCCTCAATCAACACCATATCCGGGTTGAACTCAACATACTGCTCCTGCGCAACTGCCTTCAACTCAGGAAAATCCCACCGGCCTTTCTGCGCATCCAACAAGATAATCGCATCACCCATGCCTTCCTGTGGCGAAAATACACCCCAAGTGGTGATAGCGGAGTAGTCCGCCGTCTCCTTCTTAGAAAACGCCGTATCATACGACTGAATAACATAATGACACGCAGGAGGATCTTCAGCTTCCCATAGCTGCCACCACTCCCGCTTGATAATCGCACCCTCTTCCGACGTAGGGTTCTGCTGATACTGCGCATTCCACTTGGAAACAGGGATCGACGCCTTAACTGCATCCAATTCCTCCTTCTTCCAGAACTCTGGCCACAACACATTGCCCGAATCTTCAAAAACAGCAGGAAGTTCAACCACCTCCCACTGGTCAGAGTGCGTCTCCGTCTGCCGATTCAACAATCTGCCCGTCAAATCCGCCGTATTCCACCGTGTCATCACAATAACAATCGCACCACCGGGTTGAAGTCGCTGCCTCGGCCCCGATGTGTACCATTCGTAACAGGAATCCAGCAGATTGATCGACATCGCGTCCTGTTCAGAGTGCGGATCGTCAATAATCAACAAATCTGCACCCCTACCCGCTATGGCACCACCCACACCGGCTGCAAAATATTCACCCCCCTGGCTCGTTTGCCACTTTCCTGCACTTTTTGAGTCAGAGGCCAAGGATACCTTGGAAAAAATATTAGAATATTCGTCCGAATCCATCAGGTTACGCACCTTGCGGCCAAAATTGATCGACAAATCAGCCGTGTGCGTGGTCTGCATGATCTTCATGTCAGGATTCAAGCCCATCACCCACGATGGAAAGTAGATAGACGCGAACTCAGACTTCGTATGACGGGGCGGCATGTTCACAATCAGCCTTTTCAACTCACCCTTGGCCACACGGGTCAACTTCTCCGCAATGATCCGATGGTGATCACCCTCAATGAAACTCGGCCAGATGTACCGTATGTACTCCATGAACGAGTCCTTGGCCTTGTGCTGCGTATCAAGAAGCGTCAGGCGCTCCTGCAACATCAAAATCTCTTTCATCTCACCTTCAGAGAGGTGACTAAGGTTAGCCATTTCTATTTTTCATAACATTATGGGTGGTGAACGTTATATATACACTAACACTATACGCTGTGCTGTATAGGGGGTGGTGGGGTCGCGACAAGTCGCGGGCTTTTTTTGGGTGCACGCCCTAGGGTACCTAGGCCGCGCGCAGGCTGTCGCGCCTGCGAGGCCGTGCGGGCGACTACCCTACCCTGCCGAAGGCCGCGAGGCCGTGAGCGCGGAGGTTTAACAGTGAAGCGCGCCCTACCCTACCCCATCGATATGCTACCGCCCCACTACCCTACCCCAAATAAATGCAATTTAATTATCCGTTTTGCTTGTGCGTGTTGTTTTTTTTTGATACATTGCACTTGTGCAATGACGCACTGAAACAAAGGGAAAATGAAATGACCTATACCATTGATGATTATCTTGACTCTCTACATTGTGAATTGGATGGCTGCTATCGCGATCTTGCGTATTACGAAAGCATCGGCCATCAAAGCCGAATCGATGAGGTCGAGCGCGTGATTGCCTCGATCAAAAAGAAAATTGAGGAGGTGGCGTAAAATGGAATCACTCAAAGATCTGATCGCAGCGCAAAAGCTTTTGAAGTTCGAGATATCTCAAACAAAGAAATCGAAAGAGCTCGCCGCCATCGAGGAAAAGATTGACGCGATAATGGGGCCAGCAAAAATACGCGCCAAGAAGAAGGCTGATCGCATTGGGTACATTAAGAAAGAAAAGAAAGGCAAAGTGAGTCTGGTATCAGAAGGTAAACTGCTAGTAGACGGTAAGACAGCAGGTTACAAGGTGACATTGTCAGACATAAAAGCGCATGAACGCGCCACAATAACCATCACCCCATACTAGGCATCAACGTGATAGCCATCCATTGGGTGGCTATTGCGATGCGGCCTTGCATCAATTAAACTGTAACGACAAAGCAAAGTTAAGGAGACAAAGCTATGACCGGTGTGAACGTTTACGGAACCAGCCTGCGCGGACATTTCAGTATGCCATACGCCAAACTTGTGGAGCTCATAGGCGAGCCCAATGGTACAAGCGATGGCTACAAAACCGACGTGGAGTGGGCCTTCGTGCGCGATGGCGTAGTGGCCACAATCTACAATTGGAAAAACGGTCCAAACTATACCGGCGGCGGCAGCATCGAGGACATCGATGAATGGAACGTCGGCGGCCATAGTGGCCAAGCAATGGACGTTGTAAGCCTGATTCTCAAAGATGCATCATCAGAGCTTCGCAACAACTACTAAACAATCGGGGGCTCCGGCCCCCAAACTTTTCGGATCCAAAACAAAAGGAAAGCAAACCAATGGCAAACCCATTCGGAAAAACACGCGACGTTGAAAACCCATATGCAACCTATGTGGGCTATCACCATGAGATAGGGCCGATGGAAATTCGCATACTGAAACGATACAAAGGTTCAGTAGAGGCCGAGAAAAAGAACCAGTACTCGCGATGGTTCACCGCAGCCAAATCTGACGCGACCTTCGGAAGCTGGGAATACGGCGACCAATACGCTGGAATGATTCAGTCATGCTATCGGCTGTCCGATGCTGAGCCTGAGTGGGCCGAACAGTATGCAGGGTACGCTCAGCTAGACTAACCAACCTGGGGGCTGCGGCCCCCATTTTTTTGCGCGGATCAACACCCGGCGCCCGGAGCCCGGCGCAGTCATATATAAATGCAAAGAGGCCGCAAGCCTGGCAGGCCGCAGGCAAAATATATATAGATGCCTCAAGGCCGCAAGCCTGGCAGGCCGCAGGCTTTGCCAGCAGACATATATAAAACGCCCAAGGCCGCAAGCCTAACGGCTCGCAAGCCGAGCTCATGACGGGCTCTAAGCAAATGCCAGGCACCAAAAAAATGTGCAAATACCTAGCAGAATTTGCTAAAATAAACGCAACAGTCAAGCAATTGGCTGGCAACAAAAGGACACAAAAGGATGGTTAAGAAACTATTAGATACCGCCAAGGTGAGCGGTAACACGAAGGTCGCAAAGACCGGCAAGAAAGGCATGCCATTTGGTGGCAATGTAAGGATGGCGCAGCTGTCTATGATGCCAGACAACATACTGTGCGCAGGCAGCAAGGCAGCTGGATGCATGGATTTATGTCTGAAAGATGCGGGCCTAGCCGCAGTCTACCGCAGCGTTAACCAAGCACGCCAAGCGCGCACCGATTACTGGCACAAAGACCGCGAAGGTTTTCTGTCACAACTTCGGCGCGAACTATCAAACTTCGCCAAGCTTTGCGACAAGCAAGACGTGAAAGGCGTTGTCCGTCTTAACGTGCTCTCCGATATCGCATGGGAGGAGCACAACATACCCCAAGATTTTCCGACGCTGTACTTCTACGACTACACCAAACGCGCCAAGCGCCTAGGCAAAGACAAGACGCCCGCCAACTATGATCTTATGTTTTCATACAGCGCGCGGCACCAGTATCGCAAGCAAGTATTGATGGCCGTATGTCATGACAACCCGATAGCCGTAGTATTCAAAAGCAAGATGCCCGACACATTCCTAGGGCGTGAAGTTATCGATGGCGACCAGTCAGATCTAACCAACGTCTACGCTGGCAAGGTAGTTATCGGACTAAAGGCCAAAGGTCCGGCCAAGCATGACACGAGCGGATTCGTGGTCGATGCCAACGTCATTCCATCATTCACAGTAGCTTAGAGGGCAGGGGAGCCACGCTCCCCAGCGCCCAGCACCCCATGCCAACTATCACCACCAGAGCAGGCTCGCCCATAAAAGTTGGCGCAAGGCCGCAAGCCGCAAGCCCGCAAGCAGGCCCAATAAAAAACGAAAAAGGCCGCAAGCCCTCAGGCGCACGCACGGCCCCGTACAAGGCCGCAAGGCCGCAAGCCTGCGCAAACCCCTAGGCGGGCGGGAAAACCCCTCAAATCAAACGCTAGACCCCTTGTGGGAGGGGTGGGGTGCAACTAACCCCCACAAACCCCCACGATTTGGACACTTTTTGTCGGCACTCATAATTTTCTATTGACATAGAACACCAAAGCATTAATATCGAACGCGCATAGCAAACAAAAGGAGTAAGCAAATGCAATTTAAAGAATGGCCAGCAACCTTAGAAAACTCACTGACTCAAGTAGTGAGAGAGATGATCTGCCACGAAATCGACATCATTCATGAGAGTGAGTGGTGGAAAGAGATGATTGATGAAGCCGTTGATCGCAGGCTCGCTGAACGCGAACAGGAGGCTAAGTAATCATGGCACCACGCAACAACAACCCGTTTCAACCCAAAGACCTTGACCCTACGCTTGCAGCGATGGGGCCACGCTCTACCATAGAACTCAAGAACCTCAGTCACAACGTGACTTTCTCTGAGGAGACACACTGCTTCAGAGCATCCATCTACATCAACGGCAAGCGCATGTTCTGTGCTGAGAACCGTGGATGCGGTGGGCCAAACGATTACTTACCATTTGATTTCGCTAATGGGAAAGAAGCCTTTGTAGAAGCCATGTCTCTGGCCCGCGAAGAAGCCAAGCAATACACACTCAAGAAGATTGAGTTAGGCGAAGACTTGCAATGGGCGATAGACGCATTCGCAAGTGAAGATGAAGACGGAAATCCTAGTCAATCCAATGAGCTAATCGATTGGCTGATCGCGGATCTGATCAACGAACAACTGACGCTGAAAGAAATGCGCAAGACGTTGAAGAAGAAAGTCACAGTCTATGACCCCAAGAGCAACGACATCTTGCACCTTGGCAGAGATAAGCCCACCGATGAGATATTGGAGAAGTATAAGAATCACTTCACCACAAGAAGCGAGATAAAGAACACCAAGGATTGGATATGGCTCAACACGATCCCAGAGGCGGAAGCCTACAAGTATTGGAGGACTGCATCATGAGAGATATGAATCTCACAAATGAACAGTGGATTGAACTGTATTCGGATTTAGCAATGGTGTTGGCAGATTTATACGGTGGCGGCTTGGAGACTGAAGTTGCGCCAAATGGTGATCGCATCTTCACTGAGTATTCTGAGGAAAAGTTCATCGAATTTGCTGGTGACGCAGAATACTGCCTAGGACAACTTGGCTTTGTAAAAGCGGGAGAGGAATCATGAGTTCAATCGACGGCAAGATTTCTTGTGACCACTGTGGTGAGTACAACCATGAACGTAGTATGGTTTTTACCTTCCGCGAATCTAGCAAACAGTTCGTCTGCCACACATGTGCTGATGAGTTCATTGAGGACGATGAATTGGCAGATGAGTATGATGAGTTGGAAGAGATGTACGGCCTGAACAAAGAGCAGAGGCTTAGCCGACTTGGTCTTGCCACATCGATTCCTAACGCCACTGTTTCTGACACCACCGTTGCTGACGAAGACATCTTCTTCGCATGTGACGAGTGCGGTACGATGACTGCTGAGCACATGATTGGAAAAGTTCCGACCAACGCAGGCACGCTCAACTGCTGCCCGATGTGCTACAGCGAGTGCTATGAAGACCCTCGTGGCATCTCAAAGGAATACACCATCAACTACCTTGAAGTGATCAAGCACGAAGTGAAGGTCACGGCCATGAGCCGTGCCCAAGCGGAGCGCATCACGTTGTCTGGCGACAAGGAGTTTGCTTTACGCACAACCCGACTGCCTAAGACCATTGGCAAATCAATCATGAGTGATGGGACATGAGGGTGCTTGACCTCTTCTCTGGCATAGGTGGTTTCTCTCTTGGCCTTGAGGCTTGTGGTATGACTACCACAGCCTTTTGTGAGCGTGACCCCTACTGTCAGTCCATATTAAAAAAACATTGGCCCAAAACGCCTGTACACACGGATGTGAGGAAGTTAGATGGAAAGCAATACCAAAATTCAATTGACGTTGTGGCAGGAGGATTCCCTTGCCAACCATTCTCAGTCGCAGGCAAGCGACTTGGATCAGAGGATGACCGTCACCTCTGGCCTGAGATGTTACGAATCATCAGAGAGTGCAGGCCACGTTGGGTCATTGGAGAGAATGTTTCTGGCTTCGTCAAAATGGCACTCGACGATGTGTCATCTGACTTGGAAGGAGAGGGCTACGCCGTCAGGGCGTTTGTACTTCCAGCTGTCGCCGTCGAAGCGCGCCATCGTAGAGACAGATGCTTCATCATTGCCCACCGAGAGGATGTGGCCTACGCCAGTGGCAAGGGATTACAAAGACACGGGCAAGAACACCAACTACGAAGCTTTGGCGAAGAAGAGCAAGTTATCGGGCGCGGTGATGTGGCCAACCCCCACGGTGAACGGCAACTACAACAGAGCGGGTCTGAGCAAGAAATCGGGCGATGGTCTGGCGACAGCGGTGAAGAAGAAAGAGATGTGGCCCACACCATTGGCTCACGAGGCGAGACTTGGCTATCAGGACAGGAGCAGGGGCAAGAAGGGCACTCAAGAGAGTTTAACCACGAAGGTTATCAACGACCTTGGTGGGAGACAGGAGGTGAGTGGCCAGCTGAGTCCAATGTTTGTCGAGTGGTTGATGGGATTCCCAATCGGGTGGACAGAATCAAATCCCTAGGCAACGCCGTTGTGCCTCAACTCATTCAAGCCATTGGCGAGTTAGTAATCGCTGCAGACAAGGAGATATATGCGCATGAATGACATGCTGTCATCAACAGACCCCTACGAAAAAGAAACCCGTGGTGGCATGAGAGACAACTCATCCACCATGCACCAACACAAAGTTGAGCGTGAGTTCACTTGTGTTTGGTGTGGTGTGAAGTTCATGAGCACGCAATCATCGGCCAAGTACTGCTGTCAGGCTCATCGAAGCAAAGCCTTTCGAGCGGTGAGACGCATTGATAAGCCAAAACGTATCACTCAACTGAGGCGTAGAGGCAAAGGTTTCAGACCACCGATTGCGTTGGTTCGTTACCATTCGTCCTCATCCTCACCATCGGGTGGCTCTTCGTCCGATTCGTAATCATCATCCTCACCTGAATCCTCACCCTCATCCTCACCATCGAGGGGCTCGGCTGCGAGCTCCTCATCTTCCTGCTCCTCGAACTCTGCATCCTCAACATCCATCACGCTGTCATCCACCACTGCAGCGCGCAAGCCGGGCATCAGCTGATTTTTATCGAGCAGAGCATTCAACCTGGCCTCAACTTCTGATCGATCCATCTGATCGATTCGCCCGTGCTTGATCTCTTTCTTCTCAACCATCAGGCCCGCAAGTTTTGCTCTGCCCAACTCTGCTGTGACGGCTGCACCATACGAGCCGTCCTCAACGGCAGCATCTCTGATCATCTGCAAGTCACGCGCAACCTTCTCAAACGTGATCTCGTACTTCTTCTGCTGCGCTTCTTGGAGCTCACGAATCTTCATCTGCAGGTTCATGTATCTGGGATCATGCAAAAGCACATACGCAATCTGTCTTGGGTTTGAGTAGCCTGCTCGATGTGCAGCTTCGGTGTTAGTCAGATCGTGATACACATAGTGCTGAATGAACGCCTGCTGCTTCTTCGTGAACGGCTTTTCTTTGTGCCTCTCAGGCAGGCTTCGCTTTGGATTATTCAACATATCGACCGCTTGATTTTTTGGCATGTCTTCCATCCTACAAAAAAAATTTTTTCTTTTCTTCCCCCCTATTCTAAGAAGGGAGTAAGGGTGTATCCCGTAGGGGAGATATGTATATCTCTCTCCCCTTCTTTAGAAGTGACCCATGTGACCCTTGACCCACCCTTTAAAATCAATGACTTAGGTAGGGGTAGGGTCATGGGTCACGAGGGTCACGCTTGACCCATGTGACCCTACCTCGGCTTCCTTATAAATCAACAACTTAACCCACTTATCCACAGGGGTAGGGTCAAAACAAAAACACCCCCTTGACCCTACCTGTTTTGGGTAAACCGGCTGTTCCGCGAACCTCGAAACTACTTTAACTTTATGATGTAAGTTAATTGCGATACCCCGTAAGCTCACCACGATAACCCCCAGCCGACTCTTCTTTGCGCCCACTATTCACTCTACGATCTACCCTATGATCTACCCTATGATCTGTAATCAACAGCGCATCTCGGCCACACTTTCTGCACCCTTTTCTGGGGTACTCGGCAGCGTAGTATCGGGCCTCGCAGACAAGGCATTCGATGTGCCAGGGGCTACTCATATCAACCCCTTGATCCGCACGGCTTTGCCCACGCCGCCCGACTCTTTGCTCACCTCAAGTCGGTACAATCGAGTGACCTGATACACTTCATCTGATGTGAGCCCTAAGGTCTTCGAGATCTCTGCGCGCTTGAACCCTTGCTGCATGAGACTGACGATCTTCTGCTCAAGTTCTTGCTCATCCATTTGTTTGCCTCAGCTATTTACATTCCTTATTCCCTACCGTATCTTCCGCCTAACACTATGTCTCCTTAACAAAGTGTTTGCCCCGCTTGGCGTCTTTATCCTTTTGTTCGTCTTGCGGGGCTTTTTTATGCCTGCGATTCACGCCTCCCACTTGAGTTTCTGTTGCAGCGGATGCGTGTCCACCCTGGGCCTGCTTTCCACATTCCACCCTTGTCCGACTCGTGTTGTTGCTTTGCCGATGCACCGCCACCCTGCGCCTCGTAAGCTGGCGCCGCCCTCTGACTCTAGTGTGTAGGTGATCAAGCTTGTGTATCCCATCGCTCGCGCAGCCTTCCACGCTGTTGCGTAGAGCATCGAGCAGGCGTTTCGCGTACCGTCTGTGCAGCACCGATTAACTTCTAGCGTCCAGCCATCATCAAGATGCCGGGCTACAGGCCTGCCGACTATGGCTACGCCTCGCACCACATCTTCTTGTGACACAGCCACGCAGAACTTTGCGCCTGGCACCGGCTTGTGATGCCGATGATGCTCAGCCACAAAGGCGTTTGCTTCATCCAGATTGATGGGTGTTACTTTCATTTTTATACCCATGCCTCCTCCAGTAGACGCCAGTCGCGCTGTCGTTCTCTTTCTCTATCTCATCCCGATGATCGGCCCAAAAGATGTCATCGCTCACTAAGAAGTCGCCTCTCACTTGAGCCACTTCAAATCGCAGCCTTGGGTATCGTTCTTCCATGTGTTCTTTGACCTGCATGGCAGAATCTTTTTCTGTGTACCGACCATCCATAAATGGTGTGCCGATAAACAGAACAACCCACCCGACTTGATCTGTTACAGTTCTATTCCATTGTGTGTTTTGTTCATTCATCACTATGCCTCCCAAGGCTTTGTCATTTCATTTGATTCCAGATAGTGCCACACAGCCATGCCAGGCTGAGCGTATGTCTTGACCACGCTGCCCTTATATTTCTGCACATAGGACACCGCTTTTTGAGAAGCTTTGTTACCACTGTTCATACCAGCGGCGCTGAGTGCTTCTCGCGCCAACACTTCAAGTTCCTTGCGCAGGTAAAACTTTGTACTGCTCATCGCATCGACTATGACGCTGGCTATCCTGACCTCATCCTCCTCACTGAGTTGAGGCTTGACGTTGCGCGGTGTGAAGTCGTTGACTTTCCATAGGCCATCATCGAAGTCGAAGTTTGCCAGATGTTCTTTTGGCTCACGGGCGTTACGCGCTTCATAGAAGATAGACACATCGGGCTTCTCGCCGCTGAGCTTGATACCGCTATCGAACCAACCGGCGAACACGCTACCGCCTCGTGCAGACATGAATGACTTATCATCTGCCCGTTCTTTGCCGGTGTGATGTGCGATGATCACGCTGATACCATGCATCTCAATGAGCATATCAACACGATCAAGGAGTTTGCGTATCTCTGTGTTGGAGTTCTCCTCGCCATCAAAGAAGTTGATGATCGGGTCTATCAGCACGATGTCGGGTTTGTGAAACGCTATCTCATCTGAGAACGCTTGTATGTCTTGGTCTTTCATCAGGTTCTTGCGCAGCCTGCCACTGATGATCAGGTTGTTGTGCCCCATCGATATCAGATCTTGGTCAAACTCAAAGCGCCTAAAGTAAGTATCGATCCTACGCTTCAAGAACTCTGCGATGATCTCTGCTTGGAACCACATCACCTTCAATGGTTTGCTGAACTCTTCGCCCATGAAGTCTGTGCCAGTGGTCGCCCCTGCTGCAAAGGCGCCAAGCCAGTTGGATTTACCTATCTTTGGTTTGCCTAGGAGCAGCACCCGACTCTTCTGAAAGATGAAAGCATCGCCCCAGAACTGTTCGATGCCATCGTCGGTCATGTCAGACCATGTGTCTGCACTGAACGGCTGCAGACCTAGCGGCCCTGACTGTGCTTCTTCATCCCCCTCGCGCTTGAGCTCATCGAGCGGGTCTTCTTGTGACTGTATCTCTTTGAGATCTTCGTTGATCTCTGTCTGCCACTTCGATGTCTGCCATGCCATGATGCCTGAATCGACATCATCGGGGTGTCGTTTGATGTGCCCGTTGACGATACTGATGGTGGTACGGGTGACCTCGATCAAGTCCATGGGCGGCACACAGGATTGATTCCAGTCTTGTGCTTTGATCAGCACCTCGCGCATACCCCAGCCCTCTTTGACCCACTTACCGACCAAGCGCGCTAGTGTGTCGTTGCGACTGCCTTGTTCTTTGGGTTCTTCTGTCAGCTTCTCGCGTATGCTTTCGACTTTGCTGCCGGTGTTGAACACATGCACTTGTTGTATGTCGGCTTCGCCTAGCAGTGGCAGGTCATCCAGACCAGACACACCGTATGACTGATCGCACTCCATGTGGTATCCCACGCTGGGTGACACCATGATGTATCCGCCATCGCCCCGGACATCCAGTTTGTTTTGGCCTACGCTGTTGCGGATCAGTGAGTTGGCACCACCGATAGAATAGAAGTAGTGCTTCCCGCCTTTGGGCGAGGTTTGTGTTAGTGGTGTTCGTGTGATGCCACCTGCATCGATCCAGTTCACAGCATCGTCTGAGTCTGCATCGACCACGGCGAATGATATGCCGGTGATTGCAGCCCAGTTTGCGCCAGGATATTGCGCATGCCACTGAGTGATCTCATCCTGTGACGGCTGGATCTTTTGATAGTGCTGCCATTTGACCCGTGGTGTCTTGGCCCACTTGGCCTTGAGATCTTCTTCGGTATCAAACGGATGACGTTGTCTGAAGTATTGTGGCACCACCTCGCTGGGTGAACCGCAGGGGATGATGTGCATCCCGTGCTCCCACATCGTGTGTAGGAGTTCTTCTTTTGCTTCGGGT